CGTTCTTCATTACCTTCTTATCACATTTGACAGGACACATTTTCCCATCTTTGTAATAGATTTCATGAGAGCCGGTAGTATGGTCTAAAACCCAACCATTCTTTTTCATTGTCTTAGCTACTTCTCTGTAAGGTATATTTCTTGACATGTCATCCTCCTTACAGAATATATAATACGTGTTATTTAGACGTATGTCAAGGAATTTTTTACCGTTTTGTAAATATGGTTATCAGTTTAAGAAACGTACTTTACTACCGTGAAAAATCATGCTTTCTAAGTCTCTCTTGATACTGCTCTTTGATAAAGCCACTTGTCGGTTCTGTAATACCGTTTTTAAAATCCGAGTGCTTTACGCAATATTCTTCATACTCATTAATATCCGCTAGTGCTTGGTCAAACCGTCCTTTACTAGGTTTTTTCTCTTCTTGCAGTTCATCACCAAATCTAAGAATTCGAACCCGTGCAGAAATAGCTACATTTTTGTCAAGCTTCTTATCTGTGTTCGCAATCTTTTCATCAAGGGCATCAATCCTATCCGACATATCCTGCTGGATGCTCTCGAGCTTTTTGTCAAGAGCATTAATTCTGTCAGACATTTCCTTCTGTGCCTGAATCATTTCCGCATTTATCTCTCTCCCTATGAATGAAAGAATCATGCTCCAAGGCTTCTTACCTTTCGGTGCATACTTCTGCGCCAGTGTAAAAATCCCGGCAGTAATCCAGCAGAGTGATGCCAAAATGGTGTTTAAATCCATAAGGCTAAAAAACGTATTAAAATCTATCATTCATCTCTTGCTCCTTCCTCGGCAACTATACGAAGAATCTCATCCTCCTGTTCTTTCGTAATCCACCGCTTTTTTACCGCAACATCGAGAATTCTTTTATTTAAGTTCTTCTCCATTGCCAGTCCTTTTAAATACTCAAACATTACACACCTCCTAACGCATCAAGTACAAGCGTATCGATTACCTCTTTAAGCTCTGCATTTTTTCTTGTAAGCTCTGCAATCTGCTCTGCTTCCGAAGGAATGTACTCGGCAGGAGTCTCACCGACACGAACAATTTCTACTTCCCCGTGCTCGTTCTTGTCCTCTTTCGTATCTACGTTGTAAAAAACCCCGTCTTTTACGATAGAGGGCATCCGTAGAACATATCTTGAGCTTTCTTTGGCATACGCCTCCGGACCATAGATTTTTCTTGCAGTCATGTCTGCATCTGTCGGATTTTCAAAAAGCGTGACGGCCTGCACCTCATGCTCGCCCGTCTTTCCGTTTGGTAAAATCAATGCAAAATCTCTTTTCATTTCTTCTCCTCTCTTTGGACATAAAAAGAGGAAGCCTATTAAAGACTTCCCCTAAAGGACTGTAGTAAATATGAAATTATGTCCCATCATTCATTAGGCTGCCCCATGCAATATAGATACAGCCAGTGCCTCCAGTGCCGGGATTGGAATAATTCGCACTTCCACCGCCTCCACCGCCGAGTCCATCTGTTCCATTATTACCTCTGGCATTACCACCGTTTCCACCACCCCCGGCACCGCCGGCGGCATTTCCTCCGCCACCTCCGCCACAGTATAAGACTCCGTTGAATCCCCTTGTGCTTGAGTGCTGACCTGTACCTCCTGAAGCATAAGAAACAGGCTTAGATGCATTTGTCTGAGCACCAAAGATACCATCTGAACCATCTGAACCCCCGGGAGAACCGTTTCCCCAGCCCCCCAAACATGGTCCGCCACCTCCGGAACCACCGTTTCCTCCTTTACTATCAGACCTATCCGATGCTCCTGATGCAGCATTTCGTCCGTATGCAACTCTGTCAGAACCGAAAACAGTGTGATACTCTGCACGGTCTGCCTGATAGTTGTAGGTATATCCAGCTTTTACGGTACTTGGAATAATATAATTAATTCCTTGTCCGGGCGTGACATTCATGTAACCCTGTTTGAAGTATCCGCCACCACCACCGCCGCCTGCTCCGGGGTCTCCTATTGTACCTCCTATCCCACCATGACCTACAAGAATGTACCTTATCCGCTTAACACCTTCCGGTACGGTCCAAACACCGGCCCCCGCCGAAAGTGTGATGGAGCCACTTACGGCTTTCACTTTAACATGCGTGCTTATCTCTCCGTCATCATACCATCTTCCGTTAGCTACGGTTAGGTAGTTGAAAGCTCTTACGTACACTTCCTTTTCTTCTAATTTGTCCGTGTCAAAATATACGTCAGCACTGTCCTTAAACATAAAACCATCATCTATACCGGTAGGCATAGAGTCATATTTAAAAACAAGATGAACGCCATTCCATAGACCTCTGTCGGGCTTCGCCCAAGTAACTCTTATCTTTTGGTTTTCAATAGCTGTTAGTTGCAGATTTTTGATACTCGCAATCCCAAAAACCTTTAGCACCATTTTTCGGAGGAGTCCTACAGAGATAGTTACCTCTGCATTTTTTCCATCCCCATAGTCGGCTCTTGGATTGCTTTTTGACTTTTTGTAGACACCCGCAGGTAAAGGCAGGCTCATTTCTGATCCGGAGTTAATAAAAGGTGTGTCGTCTCCTAGAACGGCTGCTGTTCCTCTATTCTTCCCTCCTGTTCCCCCAAGAGGGATAAAAACGTTACTCATTACTTACTCACCCCCTTAAGTTTTACTTTAAAATCTTCATCAGGTTTCTCTGCTGCACAATAAAAAGTAACATATCCGTCTGTAACCTCTGCGCTTGTGATTAGTCCAGACATTTCGTCATAGGTCTCGATATCTGTAGGACTTGAAGTCTTAGTGTGTGCCTTTCCCATAGATATGGAGTCTGTGGCCTTAGCCGTTGGAACAGATACTTTCTGGGAGTATGGCGCAGAAGAGGACCAGTTACTCGCAGACAAAATGACCGTTACCTCTTTCGTATTGGCTAATGATAGAATCGGCTTCAAAGTACTATCCAGTTTATCCATATTTTCATTAAGCTTTTCAATATCAATAAAGTCCGTTTTATCCGGTTTGTTCAGTTTCAAGCTTTCTGTTTGAGTCATGATACTCCTTTCTGCCATCTCTCATTCTGATAAGCATCTTCCCATGTGTACGAATTCATTTCTCCCCAAGTTTTCTTGCTGAAGTTCCTCCAGCGGTTATAAATAACATGAATTTCAAAGTGCATATTCATCGGTATCATCTGCTCTGCAGTTTCTCTTATAAAATCAAGTGATCTAAGACTCGCAAGCTTAACGGGAATAACGACAGTGAACCCTTCAACCAGTACATCCGTATTTCCTTCCCCACTCGTATTCCCTAGTACTTCTTTAAGTTTTCGTAGTGTGTAAGGAAGCGCTCTATTTTCGATAGCAAGAAGCCTTTGTCTTCTATCCTCCTCTGTATCGCTGTCCAAAGGACGAATGCGGAGAAACTCTTCCATTTTTGAAAGACCGTCTTCCGTCATAGAAGATATAAATCTATCCTTTAGCCATGTCTCTGCTCTCAGCCACACAAGAGTAAACTCCGGATTTTCACTTTTACCCATAGCTTGAAAGTCTTTTAAGGCTTTCAGGAACTCCGGAAGATTTACTAATAAATCCGTATTGTCCATTTATCCCTCCGAAACGGTCTTTAATACCGGTATTTCATCTTCTGTAAGGCTTAGATTATCAGTGCCTCCGTTAATCTTTGTATTTTTAATATCCACGATACCCTCAATAGCCAAAAGTCTTGCCGTAACTTGTACATGCCTAATTACGGCATTTTCCTTAGCCCAATCCTTCCTTAGCTCCAACATATACTTTTCTATTGCTTCTTTAATTTGACTCTCCAGTGCAGAAAAGCTGTATCCGCTGGCAAAGGTAAACTGCCCCGATATCGTGATTTCCTTCTCGTTAGGTGTCCCCACAAGGACAGTATGCCCGATAGGTGCAAGGCCGTATCCCTCTCCATGCAAAGGATCTATTTTTTCTTGCACTTGTCGGATAAGCTCTGTACTGGCTTTTGCAAAAGTGGTATCCAGTATTTTAACTGATACGCTTCCACCTAAAGACAGGGCGCTCTTCTGTATCAGTTCATATACAAGACTTATCCACTTCTTTTTATCTTCGCTTCCTGATAGACTTTTTATCCAAGCATCAGTCCCTTCAGGAGGATTTAGAGCGTCTTTATTCACATCGTTTCCGGGAATCCTTCTCACCCTACACGCACCCACACCGTGAATCGCAAGAACCTTCTCCATATAATCATCTCTGTTTCCACCAAATGCTACAGACTTATAGGAGTTAAAGAATCGCTCTCTCAGACTGTCCGTGCTTTCCTCATCTTCTCCGGGGATAAGGAGTTCAGAGATGTTCACCTCTTCCAGCTTATCAATATAGCCGATAGGAATGATTTTTCCATATGTTTTATTTCCTACTATACCCGGTTCTTCGCATTCAACCTTATAGGATCCGGGGGCAATCTTTTCAATTACTTTGTAATTTGCCGTGTCTCCTGTAAAACGCTCACCAAGTGGAATCTCAACCTCCGGCGGTGTGGAAGTCACTCTAAGAATCGCTTTGGTAGCCGGTTCCGGAATGATTCCCCGGTCCTTTGCCCTCATAATGACAAATTCTCGGTCCGCGGTATCGGTGAAGGCCTGTCTTAGCATCCAATCAAGCTCTGTGTAAAGCGTAGCCAGTTCGATAGCACTTAGTGCGTTTGCGGTATATAGTAGCGACCCTTCCTGCTTGTCAATATCTCCCTCTATCCTTGACAGCATTCGTCCAAGGATAGTCTCCATATTCTGATTCTCATACATTTTCAGATACCTCTATCTTTCCCAGCTTTGTCTTAACTGTGAATTTGATACTTAACTTCGGTCCGGTCTTACTTACTTGGAAATCATCTAGACCCGTGATGTAAGGGTGAATTTTTAAAGCTTCTTCTATTTCCGCTCTGCTGTCCGCTTCCAGATACTCTTCCGTAGTTGTCTGCCCGAGATATTTCTCTAAAGATACACCGTACTGCCAAGAGTAAAGAGCATATCGGAATCGCTCTGTATGTACACAGCACCACACCCAAACACGGATAGCTTCTAACCCCTCCACAATTCGCCCGGTAAGGCGATTCTCTTTAAAATCTATCTCATACTCCCGAGGGAAGTACTCATCGGACGATAGGTTTTCTTTAACATCATAAAAAGACGGTAACAGACTCATAGGCTCACCACCCTATCAATAATTACAAATTTTGAGTCGGAAATCTGATACACGAGAACAGTATCTCCTGCTTGAAGTTTCTCCCAGTATTTACTCTTGTCCGTACAAGGACCACCGTTAGGAGGTGCGTTCAAGAATGCTTGCACGCACACGCGGTCTGTTAAGTGCTGACTTATTAGTAGATCCTCCTTCGCCAGTTCCAACTTTCCCAGTTTTAACGAGTCCGGTCCGGTCATTACTGCGAGTTTTAACTCTCTTGTTTCCCCTCCTCTTGGAATTAGATCCGCTAGATTGCTCTCCCACATTCTTTTTATCCTCTTTCTTGTCATCAAAGTTTTTTTCGTCCATGACGGAATCAAAGCGAATATCAAGATCCATCGTGTAAGACACCCCGTCAAAGCTATGTCGGTCAGAACTTATCCAATATTTACCATTGAGCCCCGTAGCAGAGTCCTTGATATTCACAAAATAGCAGCTTAAACAGTTAATATCTCCTAAAGCGCTTATCTTTATCTCCTGCTTGGGCTGTACACTCACAAGGGAATTTGCCGATTGCGCAGAATCCTTTTCTCCCTTTTTAAATATCTTCTGGAAGACGCCGTACTTCTTTATGGATCCGTCATCTTTTACTTCCCCGACTTGATTTCCCTTTTCGTCGTAAATTTTCACTCTATTTACAATGCTTTCCATCGTTTCCGTAAGGCTTGCAGCCATAATATTTTCTGTTTCGGATAAGACATAGTTCTTTACACTCCATTCCGTCTTGTAGACCGCAAAGCCTCTTTTATAAATCATTGGGAAATACTTATCCTTAGTTACTTGATGGGCTTTTGTATAAGCACCCATGATAATTTCATAAATGCCCTTATCATCACAAAGAAGAGAGGGGATGTTTACACCTGTGGGATGTAAATGCCTTATGGGTATCTGCATATCATCTAAGACCTGTTTTGCTATCCCCTCCGCTGTCAAATTCTTGAAATTATACTGCCCTGTGCTTTCCAGAAGGTTTTTCATCATGTCATAGGCCGTATAGCTTATAGTGCCTATGTTAGAGCTTCTTTCTACCCCAAAAATCTGGCCATAAAAAACCTCTTCACCATTGTAGGAGAAGCTCACAAAATCCCCTGTAGCCACTTTCGGAAGATTAAAACTGTCATTCGGAGCGTTAATCAAATCAAAGCTAAGTTCTCTTGCCGCTTGACTTGCCGAACCACTCCACTCCACTTTAGAAACAGGTATGTTATACTGTCCGGACTCTTTAATCAGTGTTACTACCATTCTAACCTCCCGGTATAACCAGTCGCTGACCCGGATAAATCCTATTCGGATTCCCTCCTATTATCCCTCTGTTCGCGTTATAAATAGGCCTCCAATTTGAAGAACCTGTTAAGCGCTTCGCTATAGCTGTTAAGGTGTCTCCTTTTTTAACCGTGTAATCTTGCGTACTGGTTTGAGGCTCCGTCCTTAGATTTTCATGCGTTTGTGCGGGCACACTTAAATCAGCCGGACCGGAAGAAGCATTGTCTTGTACTACTGAAGACCTAGACGCACTTATATGCCGATATTCTTTAAAGCTGATTGTGTAGCTAATATCACCGGTGCCGTCGTTTTCTCCCCATTCAAAAGATTCTATTGTGCAAGTCATACGTAGAGGACTCCCGGTAATTACGAGCTTCACAGTACCCACCTGCTTCATTCTTTCAATTGCATTTACATACTGTAGAGGTTTTAATATTTTTCCCTTTCTACAGTATGAAGAGTCCTTTCGGAGTGGAAAAAAGGAACTAAACGTCACTGTACGCAAGTTCCTTTTCCCCTTTAGAGATACTTCTCCAATTCCTATGATATTTTCGCTACGATTTCTCTGAGAGCTCTGCACTTTATACTCAGAAGGCAGCACGGGAATTGCCAAATGATTAAGCCATATTTCCACTAAAAGACCACCCCCCTCTGTTATTTACAGCCATAGATAACTTTCTAGCTATGGCGTCTCCAATCTTATTAATATCCGCTTCTTCTCTAACCGTAAAGCTATTCCCTGTAACAGTCACAGAAATGGAATTGCTTCTTGCGCCCTCTGCTCTGGCCATGGCCACAGACTTGTCATGAGGATAGATTCTTGTACCTCGAGGAAGGTCTAATATTTCTCCGCCACGCTCACTGACTTGAACAAGACCGCCTACCCAGTTATCTGTTCCACCAGCCATTTTAGGAAGTGTTCCAAGTGTTCTTCCGGTATGATCAGTTGCCGGTATCTCCGGAAGCTTAATACTAGCCACCGTATCAATAATATTTTGGATGATTCCTAGGATACCGTCTAATACACCGTGGAAGAAAGAGCCTATAGCTGTCGCTATTCCGTTTACTATCATTTTTAGGCCTTCCCACGCCTTACTCCAGTCTCCTGTAAATACTCCTGTTATGAAGGTTATAATGCCGGTTAGCACCTTTAGTACTCCGTCCACAACGCCTACAACAATTCCAACTATAGAGGAAATTACTCCTACAGCGGTTCCTATGGCCCTAACCAAAGTCTGCTCAAAAAACTTGGCCAGTGCTTCTCTTGGACCCTTTGTGGATTCCAGAAAAGTTGTAAAAGTCTCTTTTATACTGTGGATGTGTGCCTTAATCCTATCGAACACCGGACTAAAACGACTAAGAGACTGCTTAAAGGTGTCAAAGTTTTTCCGTACCAAAAGCACTATGCCGATTAAAACTAAAATTGCTGCAATTACTAACCCAACCGGGCCGGTAATTACCGCTATAAAACCGCCGGCTTTAGAAACAAGTGCGAACACTTTAATGACGATACCGACTATTTTAACCAGCTTTCCGAAGACAATAAGCATTGGCCCTATACTGGCTACTAAGGCGATATTTTTGAGTACAGCCTTAATCTGCTCGTCGCTCATGCCATTCAGCTTATCCGCGAGTTTTTGCGCCCATTCTACAAATTGTTTTAAGTAGGGCAGTATAAAGTCTCCGATTCTAATGGCGATACCCTCGATAGCTGACTTTAAAAGAGTTAATTGTCCGTTTAGGTTATCAAGTCTTCCAGATGCCGCTTCCCCGGCCGCACCACTTGCGCCTTTGATGCTTCTTTCAAGGCTGTCATAGGCGTCATCGGTGGAATTAATTACGGCGAGCATTCCTGCCGTAGCGGTTTTCCCGAATATCTGGTTGGCATAGAAGAGCTTTTGCTCTTCAGTAAGTCCGGAAAATCCTTTCTTCATATCATGCATAACATCGGAAAAGGATTTCATCGTGCCGTCACTGTTCGTCATGGAGATTCCCAGCTCTCCCATTGCTTTTTTCACTTCTTTGGAATCTCCCGTCATATTGAGAAGTGCGGTTCTAAGAGTCGTACCGGCTTGAGAGCCATCAATAGACGCGTTTCCCATGATACCGATTGCCGTGTTCACTTCTGCGAAATCATAGCCGAGTGTTCCGGCAAGGGAGCCGACATACTTATAGGATTCCCCGAGACCGAGCATATCCGTCTTTGTATTCGTGAAAGTCGCAGTCATGATATCCGCATACTTACTTGCATTGTCCGCAGTATCGCCGAAACCAGCTAATGCCCCAACCATGACATCCGTAGCTTCTGCTAGACCTATTCCTCCGGCGCTGGCGGCAGAAAGGATTCCATCTAAGCCCTCCATGTTCTGCTTAGCATCCCAGCCGGCCATTGCGGTATACTGCATAGCCTCCCCGACTTCTCTTGCGGTCCATGCAGTGGTAGCTCCTAAGTGCTTTGCTTGCTCTACAAGGCCGTTATCCCATTTTTCCCCCATGATGGCTTTTACACCACTCATAGAACTTTCAAAATCCGCCGCAGTCTTCACCGCCGCAGCTCCCGCGCCGACTATGGGTACGGTTACTGCCGCAGTAATTGCTGTTCCGGTACTTGCTATAGAATCCCCGGCTTTCTGAATATCCCCCGCAATACGCATCGTTCCCTTATCCATCGCAGTAATTGCCGCAAGGGATTTTTGAAAACCGCCCGTAAACTTATCTACGAGTCTTAGCGTTACGTCTACTGTTCTATTTGCCATTCTTTCCTCCTCTGTTCCATCTCTACCTGAAGGAAGGCATACACAATCTGTTTTTCCCCGTACCCGAGATTAAAGAAGTCCGACGGCTTCCAGTGATGCAAACGAAAAAGCCAGTACATCGCGTTCGTTTCGCTATCGGACTCAATTAGTTTTTTACTTCTTTAACTTCTTCCTCTTCCAGAAAGCCGGAGAACTTAGTTACCTTGTCAGCAAGAGCGGACAGCTCCATTCCGGGAAAAAATAAAAAAGCCAAGTCCTTAGGACTGGCTACTCCAAAATGCTTCTGCAGTTCTTTATCTTTAAGGCTCGGCTCCATAAGGGCTTCACAAATTATCAAAGCGTTTACATCATAAGCCTTCGCATAATCTACTCCGCCCTTATCACTCATGGCTGTAGATGCAAGGGATGTGTACTCCTTTCCGGATAGTGCTCTAAACTTAAGCATTACCTCCTCCCCCATAATCTTTGTTAGGCTCTTCGCCTTCACTTCTAAGAACGTTTCCTTTTGAAATTCACCTTTGTCGATCTGTAAAAGTTTTTGCGTTAAACTCATACTTCCTCCTATTTCACAATATTAGAAATGCCTTGAATCAGTCTTGCCGCTTTCTTCATCAGACTATTTTCTTCAAGATACTCCAATCCCTTTAAAGTAATTTCCGGTCTTGTAAGCTTAATTCTCGGATAAAAATCCCCGAAACTCTCAAGCACCTCTCCTCCGGAGATATACCCCTCTTTAAGCAGCATACTCATTATTCTTGACCACTTAGGTAAAGACAGATTCAAGGATTCATGGGACAAAAGCTTCTTGTCCCAGTCCTCGAAATCCATAGACTTATGGAGAATAGTAAGTATCTTGTATATACTTTTAAACTCCTCCATAATTGCCTCCTAAATCGTGTCAATGAAATCCCAGTCCTCGCAAGTGAAGCTGTAGGACTCTTCCGCATTCTTTCCATGCTCCCAGTCTGCAAGGATTGCTTTATCAAACTTACAGCCGTATGCCACGACTCTCTCCGTACCAAGCCCTGCCGGATCCGCAAGCTTAGAAATGATTTTAAAATTAGGAACTTTACCGACCTTAAGTCCGTCAGAAACTTTCTTTGCAAGGAAAGAGGAAATCTTGTGTAGCTTCACTTCTCCTTTTGCCTCTACCCCGGTAAGCTTCTGCCCATCCATAAGGCTTCTGGTTCTTGAAATCGCGGTATATTTGGCATTGATCTCCAGCTTAAAAGAAGTAACCTCTGCCATATAGGTATCATCTACCCAAAGTTCTCCCCAGGTGCCGTTAATGACCTGATCAGATACAAAACCTTCCATAGTATCTCCTTTCTTATAAATAGATTTCCAAGTCCATATCTTCCATTGCATCGAGGATGGAGATATTTGCTTTTAAGTATACCCGGGAGCCGGTGTTTTCTTCCTTCAAATCTTGCTCTGAAAGATTGTTTACATCCTTACCCTGCTGCTTTAAATAATCTCTCTGCCCGTCAAGGTCCAGATAGCACTCGCCCTTAGACAGGAGATTAGACCGAATAAGTCCGGCAAAGTAGGAGTTAATGGCGGTAATGAGCAAGCACTTATTGTCATAAGTATTTGCGTATCGTCCGACATAGGTATCTTCCCACGCTCTCCGGATGTCCTCGTAAATCATATCCATGATTTCCACGATCTTAATCTTCTTAAAGCTGTCTCCCTTCAACTCGTTTGTAGTAGTTAAAGAGTTTACACCTCTGTTGACCTTTACCTTTTCACCGTCATACATAAAGATAAGCTTTCCGGCTCCTACTGCCTCATCCGCTTCCTGTTTGGTAAAGCGCTGGCAGTCAATGAAATCTTTAAGCGGTGCGTAAGTGATAGAAATACTCAAAGGCGTACCGCAGATAAGCCCTGCGATTCTCGGTGTTACCTGTTCTGGAGTAAGCAAGGTTCCATCCGGGCGGGTAAGGCTTGCGTTTACATTAATGATTCCTTCGTTATCCCCAAGTACTTCTGGAAGAACAACCTTGCGCTTTAACTTCTGCTCGGTTCTAAGATTTTTAATCCAGGTAACCACTTCGCTTGTCTTTCCGTCCGTTTTCACTGTTGGAATTGCCAGATAATCAAAACGATTCTGCGCAAAGTATTTAAGCATTGCAGTATATTCTGTATTCAACTTATCAGCGCCGTTTTGCATCACATAAACAAGGATTTTTCTCGGGGAGGTTACATACCCCTGCACTGCATCCTTTATATACTGCGCATTTACCTCACTTAGGTTCTTTGGTATATCCGTCACGGAATATACTGTAAACGGATCTATTTTCGTCTTGTCCTGCAAAGCCAAAGCGACGATTCCTCTCTCGCCTCTTTGAATTGCAGACTCCCCTTTCTCAATGAAGCTAATGTTTACTTCCGGAGATTTCAATTTACTCATTCTCTACTCCTCTCACAATCAACTCTTTTACAGTCTCTTCTTTCTTTTCTACCGCTATGGAATCAAACCACTGAAAATGCACGGTGATTTGAAATATGTTATTTTCCGCGCCGATGTAGTCAAACTCCACGCTATCCACTGTGACCAGCTTTTCTTTTATTCGTACCTTCAAATGAAAAACTTTCCGTATCTTTTCAAATACGGAAAGCTGAAATTCCTCGTTAGGCGTTTTCTCAAGCAGCGTTATCTTAAACCCGCACTTTTGCTTTACAAGGTTTATTGATTCATAAACAAGGCTATACGGTACAATCTCCGTATAGAAACAGGGCTGTTTCAGTCCTTCACGAACCTCAACGCCGTAAATCTTGAGCTCCGGAAAGGCATCTTTTAAAGCCCTGTTACAAGACTTTTTCACTTCTAATAATTCAATCATAAATTATGCCTCTTCAGTGCTTTAGCGACAAATTTGTCCGTATTTTCTCCAAAGCTGTCTCCAAATTCCTCTCTCGTTCGCTCCGCATAATGCTTTCCCTGAACAAATCCTCCTGTATCATGCCCGAATAGCCATTTCCTATGACCATTCTCAAGCAAGTGAAATAAAGGGCTCTTATTGGTTACAGACACTGCTGTTGCACGGTACAAAAGGTCCTTTTCCATCTCAATCTTCCAACTTTTCGGAATTGGTTTCTTCCCGCTAGTGTAATTTTTATAGCCTTTTTCATTGCAATCTTTCTTCCACTTGTTCGCCTGCTCACGGAGATACTTTTCAGATTCTTCCGGAAACTCATCGATAATGCTTTGAAAATCCTTGTCAAGCCCATGAAAATCTATTCCCACTGCATCACTCATAGGCAATCTCCTTTTCCTTCTTCTCCGTGCACATACACTCAACGATATAGTTCTCCTCCAAGGGATTAATAATCGACTGGATTATGAACTGTCGATCTTTATACACTAGGATATCCGTAGTTTTTAAGCCCTCCCAGTAGCGAAGCGTAATTTTAACGGACAAAGTGTGGTATTCCTTGTAATACTCCGTATACTCACTTCCTCTTACCGGACGAATCTCTCCGTAGAGTTTCTTTACTGGGATTAACTTCGTCACGGTGGATCCTACAGCATTTTCCGACTCTTCGTAGCGGTAGACGGAAACCACCTTCCTAAGCCTTCCTGCATTAATCGCCATCACGCTCTCCTCTCGGAAGAAGATTTTTCGCATGCATGGAGAGGATGACTTCTGCGGTACGGTTAACATTAGTCTTATCCACAATCATGGAACGATTGTCATACATATCCGCGATGAGCGTAAGAATCGCAATCGTAATATCCTCGTGACTCTCCATCTCCAAATCGCTAAGCCCGGTATAAGACCTTGCATAGGATATCGCCGCAATTTTCATGGCTTCCAAAGATAAATTCTCGCTATCGGATACGTCGTCATCCATAATGCGGCAATAGTTCGCGATAATTGGTATCGTAAGTTCACTTACCTTCATTCCTCCCCCTTTCAGAGTATGCAGAGTTAAAATATTAGACGTGCTTTAGGATTTACTAAACTTTCTTACCTTGCACCAAAAGCACGCCTCTATTAGTCAAATTCTTACTTCACAGTAAGCTTTGCAAGCTTCTGCGCATTCTCTACCTTGGCATCAAACTCCATCCATGCAACAACTCCGATTGCATGCTGGGTTGCAAACTTCTCTCTAAGAACCTGAACCTCCATATCCTCGGAAATCTTTACAGCAAGTCCGGATAAATCGCCATAAAGCACGGCATTCTTTCCGGTAGCGATTTCATCCATGTTTTCAGATACATAGACCGGCTTTCCAAACAAGGTATATCCCCACTTGGTAGTTGCGTCTTGGTTAAGCAGGTATTTTCCATCTCCATCCTTAAGCAGTCTGATTGCAGTTCGTGTAGCTCTAGACATAATCCAGCAAGCGTTCCCCTGATATGCGTCAGGTACTGAATCCTGCAGGGCGATAAGGTCATCAGTATCTACCTTTCCAACTGCCTTACTTGTTACTGACTGAGTAATTCCCTTAATCATGCCGTCTACTTTTCCGGTAGCGCCCTTAAGAAGAATACCCTCAATCCAAAGAGATACCGTCTCTGCCATCTTATTCACCACGAAAGAGGTAATATCAAACTGAGAATTATTAACAAGGCTCTTAGATACCTTAGACAATGCACCGGCAAGGAATCCCTTAAGATTGATACTTCCAAACTTTCCAGCGGAAGACTCAAGTTCTACAAACTCATCCACGAAAGCCATCTGAATATCCTTGGCATCTGCCGGATAATACGGAATGGAAAGCTCGCCCTTCACATTGTAGCGGGTAGCCTTATTAAATACCGGAGAAATCTCATGCACCTTCTGAATAATCTTGTTAGCGATGGTCTTCGGAATCACCGCTCCATTATCTCCTGCAGTTAAATTATCCGCTCTTTCCTCCAGAACAATTCCGCGGATATAGTTCTCAAACGCTCTCTCTTCTTTCACCTCTTCCTTTTCCTCCACTTTCTTCTCTTCCTTAGCCGTATTCTCGGTTAAGTTGTAACTGGAAGCTCTTTCCAGCTTGTCAATAGAAGCATCCAAGTCTTTTACTTTCTGCTCCAATTCGGTAAACTTGGTATCCTCTTCTTCAGTAAAGGCTCTAACCTCCGCCTCTACTTTTGCGGTCAGTGCTTTTAACTCCTCAACTGCTGCATTTCTCTGCTCCTGTAATGCTTTCATCTTTTCGTTCATGCTTTTAATCCTTTCCTAAATAGTTAATTCTTTCCCAATAGCTAGTAAGCTTCGGGGATTCCTTCGTTTCTGTGATTTCTGCTCTTACTTCTAAGACTTCACCTTGAATAATTTCATCCGCTCTCGCGCTAATCAATGTGCCCTCATAGCAGGGAAGCTTTCTGTCGTCGATAATGGAAACTTCTTTCAGCTCCATATCTTCAACATAGCGACGCTTTAGACCGTCACGCACTTCCTCGTTCCGTGAATCTCTGTCATAAAAGCCAAAAGACCAGCCTCTAAGCTTACCGGCTCTCGCCTTTTCAATTACCTCACTATCTGTAATCGTCGCCCTAGCCTTTAAGCCGATTGAATCCTCAGAAAGCTCTAGGTTTGTCTTGGTGCTTCCGAGAACTCTTTCGTGGTCATGGTTTAGCAAGAGATCCACGTCATTTCTTGTAAGTGCCCTAGTAAAAACACCGGGAACAATCTGCTCAACAAATCGCTCTCCGGTGCTTCTATCTCTCATAGGTCTTGAATCTCTTCCCACGGCATTTACATAGCCTTCAATTTCTACGGAATCATTCCGTATTTGAATCTTCATTCCCCTCTTCCTTCTCCTTTCTTAATAATCTCTCCCTATCCTCCATAGCAAGCTGTACTCCTCCCACCTGATTCATGTTCGGCATAAAGGTCATACCGCTTTTTTTCGGGTAGTATAGGACGTCCTGCAATCCTAGCTTTACAAAATCCAAGCCCAGAGGCTCTAGGTTCTCTTTAAAACGAATTTCATCAATCTGCATAAAGCCGTTCTTACTTGCTACCTCATAAGCTTGGTATCGCCTTAATATGTCAGCCTTAGTAAGCTCGGAAGTGTCTGCCACCCATTTATATTCCCCTTTTTCAGACTCGAGTAAAAAATCCCTATTTAAGGCATTTTCGAATTCTGTAAGGATAGGTTGTATGCAATATTGCATGAATATCAATCTATCCTCCTCCGAGGGTGTAGCCTCACGGTTGATAAACTGATACGGAACACCGAATATCTGGCATATTTGCCTAGTAAGTGTATTGATATTCTCGTTTAACTGCATTTCCGTCTGGCTGGCGCTACTTTCTTGAAATTCCAAGCCGTCATTCAGGATAACCACGTTTTCGGCATTCTCGTCAGAATACAATCTTGTCCAGGCATCTTTTAAAGCATCCAAGGCTTCTTGGGACAGCTTTCTATCCGACTTTACAAATCCTCGTTTATTTCCGCCAATTTTTAGCTGCTTGTTCTGGAAACGCATAATTCCATAGGCAATAGAAAACGGCTCGGAACTTTCTTCAATTACACTTACACTTCGGAATCCATCTTTAGTATTCCTTAGCAGCTTTAAAAACTGGTAGGGGTAATACTCCTTACCACCCACTAAGATTTTATAATCCTTAAAAATCGGGTCAGCGTTATAACTGAATGCCACCTGCAAAGAATCCACATACCGGATACTTTTTACTTTGTTACCGTATCTTTCAATATAGGCATAGCCCCCTTTATCCAAAAGATAATCCTGTATGAGAGCCTTTTTCATCTGAAACGCATCTAACGTATCTCCGGTATCCGTATTCAACAACTTAGTCCTTACATCATCTCGCACTTCTGTAAGTTTTTGTTTGTCGCTGTCCACCTTATACAGTTTAAAGGGAATCATGGCTACCGTTTCACTAATGCGACTTACGCAAGCGGAAACTGCCGGTATCTGCATTGCCTTTTCTCTGCTGATCGTTGAACCTAAAAGCAAGGCACTTAGCAGTTGTGTATCCAGTACCACCTCAGTATCGGCTCTAATCTCTTCTGTTTTACTTTTAAATGGCCACATATCTTTCTCCTATACGACTTGTACAACAAATTCACTTTGCAAATTGCTTCTTTCCAGTAGGCAAACGGCATTGATAAGGGAAACTACCATATCCACCTTGCCGTTGGATTTTTTCTTGTTTACATATTGGTTCTTATTGGTATCATAGACGCACTTTGCATTCTGGAAGTTGATTTCTAAAAGCGGGTTACTCTCGTAGGCGAACTCCTTTTTCAGTATCTTTTCTTTCAGGTATTTAGTCGCAGGATGCAATACCGAAGAATGCTGTTTAAGCTCTATCATCTGATAGCCCTCTTTTTCCAACTTCTGCGCAGTAGACAACGCATTCCATCTATCGAAGCCTATCTCCAGAATCGTAACACCGTATTTCTCTTCCAGATTTAAAATAAAATCCTCTACAAAGGTGTAATCTATGACTCTATCTCCACAAGCGTAAACATTCTCTGTTTTACATAGATTTCTGTAGTCTACCCGCTCCAAAGTGCTTTTATCCTCTATCCGTTCTTCCGGAATAAAAGCAAATGACTTTGCAAATACCTTTCCATCTTCTGCCGCAACCATAGATACCGCAGTATTATCATTTGATTCGGATAAATCCAAACCGACAAAAACTTCTTTTCCCTTCCAGTCAATGGCCTCCACCCTGCAGGTCTGCACATCTTTAACGTCAATATAGCTTTCGGTGCCGACACCCTGATAAATGATATTGCAGTGCTTCGTAACGAAGTTCTCTCTTACACTTGCGGTCGCGATAGCTCTCGTCCTCTTTTTAAGGAGATCCTCCCATATTTCCGGAATCTCTAAAGCGACAGGGTTCGCCTGTTTAAGAATCAGGTCGTCCGTTTCCCAGTCCTTCGGATTATCCGGCTCATAGAGAAGGGAAAACCGCGTTTCATCCGTGACAAGACCGTTAAGAACCTTCTTTGAATAGCTCACTTCTGCTTCAAAAGGGTTATCTATGGTCGGATACTTCGTAGAAATAACAAATCCCAGTTTGTTTAAGATATTCAACTGTCCGGAACGCATGGCTTCCAAAGGGTAGATTGTTGGCAGCGCTCCAACTTCATCCGCACAGAAAGCATTAGGCAAACGGCCGTCCATTCTGCTGGTAGAAAAGGAAAGCGGAGTATAGACCGAGTTAAATGGCTTAAAGCTAATATAATCTCGTAAAATCTTGAATCTGTTCGCACCTTTATAGGAGTACACCATAGGAGAAGAACGTAATGTCTCAGAAATAGCCTCCCTTATCTCTCTGGATAAGCTACCATCCGGAGCCACACTAAAGAATTTTGAAAACTGCGGTTCGGTAAGAAGCAACAAAATAAAGATGGTTGCCACCGTGTAAGTCTTAAAATTCTTACGGCATATCTCCAAAAGCCCGGTTTCATATCGCCTTTTTTCCTCGTTATCCCTATAAACAACGCAGAAAATAGCAATATAAAAAAGCCATTGATACCCACAAGTACATTCTGCAAGAGGTACGCCGGCCTTTAATCCTTTAGGCATATTCAAGAGTTTGAGAAGTCCATTAAGTTGCTTAAGTTTCTTCTCACTGATTTTATACTTTTTATTCTTTCCTTCGCATATCCGCATGAAATCCTTCATCTGCAGCTTAACAAACTTAGGGGTAGTGTTCTCTTTGACTGCCTTCTTGCAGTACAGATACGCTTTGTTTTCCGTCATTCATTATCACCACCGTTTAACAACTTCATAAGTGGGTCTTCTTCCTCTTCGTCATCTTTTCCCTTTCCTAAATCTTTGATGATTTTCATAAGAGTCTGTGCGGTTCTATTGGCCGAATCTGTGGTTCTGTTGTATTCGGACACTGCGGGATGCGTGTAGATATTTTCTCTACCCTTCACATATTCCTTAGTAACCAAGGAGCCGTCCTCCTTTATGTTTTTTTCCAGATCCGCCAAGATTCCCAGTTGCACTTGATACCGTTCAAAAGTAGTTAGGAAGAAATAATGCGATTGTACTCCACTTTCCTCGGCAAGACGAATAATCTCTTCTGCTTGTTGTTTTAAGTTTTGTTTTTTCATGTTCTCTCCCATCAAAAAAGCACCCTTAGGGGTGCTTTTAAAACAATCTAATTATCAATGCTCTTATATTCCGGAATCACTGTATCTAGATCTACTTCATAGCTTCCTGCAAGTAGCGCATAAGTTATAGTATATCTCTTTCCAATCTTGCTGAACGTAAAATTGACTTTTGTATTCCCTTCTGTCCCTGCATTTTCCGGAAAATATAGCGCTTCGATAGTGCCATTACCGCTCTCATCCAAAGAAAAGTCTGTAATACTAAAACGAGTAAAGTGAAACTTTTCTTTCACCACCTTCGAAACAAAGATATCCGCTAATGCTCTACAGGATATGTCTACTTCTGTTGGCACCTTTCCATCATCTTCGGCCTTTTCTTCTTGGCCAAATGACTCTGGTTCTGATTCAGCTTGGGAGGCAATAACTGTGTTAGAAGTTTGTCGATTGCTTCCTCCAAGAACTAATGCAATAGCCGTCCAAATGCAGAATACGACCGTAAGGATTATTTTTTTCGTTTTATTCATGTCCTTATGAACAATCCACAGCAATATAACCCCCACAGGCGGTATAAGGAACAGACACAGATACAAAAACCATGCTTTTTGGTAGAATTTCATTCTAATCCCTCGCTTTCAGCACTATTTAGTTATTTTTTAATAGTTATTATATTCTGAATCCTATCCTATTTCCACAAAATCCCCCTAAAAAAATAATCTTTGTGAAGAAAGGTGGGGCGTCGGTGCTTAAATTTTAATGTTTTTTATAATCTTTACCCTCGGGGGGTATCCTTCCGCCGCGCTCCACCTTATTGACTAAGCCATACAACTCCTCTTTACTTATCATATTCTTCTCTGCCATCTCGTGATGATATCTGCAAAGAGTAACGAGGTTCTCATCCTGAAGCTTACCTTCTTCACTAGCAGATATCTTTACTATGTGATGAACTTCTAAGCTGTCTCTAGTAATTACTCTGTCCACCTGTAAACAATACACGCATAGATACTTGTCTCTTTCTTTAATCTCCTCTCGCTTCTTCTTCCACGCTGTCGAGTTTCTGAACTTCCTCTGCTCTGTGATCCTGTCTGCTATACGAGTGTATGGCTTACATGTTTCTCCTAAGCTATGAAGCTTACCGCATATAGGGCATAGCTTTTTCATGGCATCTCCTGTTCGGGTATAAAAATTGGAGCCGCCTATCACTATGGATAAGCAGCTCCGTATGGGTTATAAAGGAGGTTATAAAGGCAATGTGTGTGTTCCGACACTGGCTCCATTGTTATTGTAAAACGAATTTTCCGAATAAACCGAATTTTCCGAATTATTTTTCGCTTTTTTCAAAAAATTTATCGTGAATCATGATCCTCACATAATCTTCCGACACATTTCCAAGCTTCCTCGCTATCCATCTCCAAGACCGGTCCTCTTTGTATCGGCTCCGAATTACAAAACGAAGCCTGTCATCTTCTAGCGATTCAATCCATTTTTCCGTCTTCTCTGCTCTTCTCTTCATCTCGGAAAGCTTTTTAAGCCTCTGCTCGTAAAGTTCCTGATTGAAGCCCTCTAAATGGATAATGCGCTTGAATCCCTTCGTATAGTCGTATCCATAGTCATGCACGGTCTCTCCGCACATCTTTTCAAGCTCCTCCGTAAGAAGCTTAATGCCGTACTTTTCCTTGCTGTATTTTTTAAGTTGTTCCTTTGTCACGCTTACCTCCCAGCCTTGCCTTTAAGGCTCTCAGTACATCCTCTTGATTCTGTCCCTTTTCAGAGAGGGACTTTTTAATATCATAGTCCACGGTATCCACACACATCAGCTCATGCACGATAACCGGCTTTTCTTGCCCTTGACGGAAAAGTCGAGCGTTCGCCTGCG